ATAAAAATAATATGAACTTTTCTTCATTTCCCCCATTTTTCCCCTTTACAAACATCTCAAGAACTCCTATATTTCTATCATCCACTCTGGATAACAGAGATGGCGGTTGGAGCTTCCGAGAGGGTAGCCCTCTGATACGGGTAAGTGAGCACAGCGTAAAGCTGATTAGTCTTACGGATTATCCCCTACAGAGATTGTGTACCGGCCCTCTCAGAAGGACAAAGGATAGGAAAACCCCAAAGAGGTTGCTAAGTTCAACCAGGTACCCTGCACCACTTCAAAGTGGTGACTCTGCGGTAAAGCCTGGGCGAGTGCTAGTAATCAAGGCGAGTACAGTATAACCCCTCTGCTAGTGTGTGCTAGCACCGATGATTGCTAAAGCATGAAAGGGGATATTTATGAAGTTTGACGATTTGACATTAGGTGATATGTTCACATTTTCTATTCACTCTAAAGAGGTTTGGGAGAAAGTAAGTAGTATACATTGTGTATTATTAAACTACCCCGATGAAGAGGTAGATGAAGTATATAGTGTTAATCAAACAGTCTACGCTTGTGATGTAGTGAAAGTGAGGGGGTGAGGTATGTTTTGGTTGCTGGTGCTATTTATCCTTTTCGTTATCTTCTTAAATGTGTTTAAGAGTCAGTAGGTGTTTTACCTTTAACGTGTAAAATGTGAATAAAGGGGAAAAGAGAAATGGGAACAAGTGTAACACAGTGGACTATTGCAGACCTAGCAGAGTACTGTGAGCATTGCATGGTGATTGCGATCAAGGATGATGAGAAGTATTGCGATGAGTGTGCAAGTGAGGTGACAGAATGGCTTGCTGTGAAGTATAGTGAACAAAACGCTGTTGAGAAAGGGTTGTACTGATGAAAACACTTGCGCAAGCATTGCTCAATGTGTCAGCAAAGTTGCCAATTGAGGATAAAAAAGTAGCTGATAGACTAGGCAGAGCGTATGATATTGTGGGGCAGCTTGGTAGTGGGTATGACATCGTAAAGAAGAATAACGGAACGTACAAAGTATACAAAGAGAGCACTTTACTGTTAGAAGATAATAGTGTATACTACGCTATAGTTGATGGCATGTGCAGTTGCCCCGATGCACCAAGTGCAAGGGGCAATATGTGCAAGCATCGCCTTGCTGTGATGCTCATGGAAGAGATGCAGGCTGAATGACATTTTACCTTGAAAGGGTAAAGCGATGGCGGTAGCAGAGATGAAAGCATTAACAGGGGAAGGGTTTGAGGTACAGGTCGATGAGAGTGGTGTGCGTACACTGTGGTTACAGGTGCATACAAACGGTAGTGCAGTGTATGATCTTGCTGAGATTATGCCTGCTGTGCAAGAGAGGATTGAAAGTGGTAAAATGCCAGCGGGTGTATTGGCAAAGGAAGTAGGCCGGGTTGTGATGCATACAGAGCAATTGCAAGGGGCATTGTCAACGTTGTTCAAGACGTATGGTAGAATGGTAGGGGATGTAAAGAAGGCAAGTGGGCCTAGGGTGAGTACAGCGTATAAGGCACGGTTTGCACTGCTTGATGGGATGAAGAATAAGATGTTGAAGGAGTATGCCAGGGATTATATCCCCGATGAAGTGGATAACTTTATCCTGACTGACAGCGGTGATAGGGAAGCACTTATCCATCGCTTGTGCACTGTGCTGGTTGAGGATGTAGAGGGTGGTGAAGGGGAAACAGTAGCAGAATAATAACGGATTGTGGGGCATTCTGAGCGGTTGTGTAAGGGGTTAGGGCATTTTAGCCTAACCCCTTTTCTTTTACCTTTGTGAGGTCACTATGCCAATGGTATCAAATAATATACAAGGTTTCTTTTCTTGTACTATGTGTTGCCACGGTAGAGTGTGGTATAGACTCTCCAGCAAGGATACAAATAAGGAAAACGTAAAAGAGACTAATTATACTAACGTATACTGTGACATTTGCCGGCAAGCGTATGCTATCAAAGTTGTTATTGAAGAGAGGAAATAATAGCCTATGCGTTATGTGAAGATCAGTAAGTTTCTAGAGGAAAAAGAACAGGTTAATTGGTTGGTAGAGGGGTTGTTACCGGATGTAGGGTGGACGCTGTTTTTTGGCTTAAAGGGTATAGGTAAGACAACATTTGCCATACAACTCTGCGAAGCATTGCAAGCAGGTGCACCTTTCATGGGGAGAAAGACGAAGAAGACTAGGATATTGTTTATACAAGCTGACAGCGTTGCGATGGAGTGGAGGGAGATACTCAAGAGGGTATCACCTAAGAATGAAGGTTTTACTGTTGTTGATGTTCCTGCCCGTTGCCTTGGTGACAACAACTATGTAGCTACGCTTAAAACGTTTATTGATACAGTCAAACCTGGCTTCATTGTGTGGGATAGCTTGTACAAGCTGGCAAGTGATGATATTAACAACGCTAAGATACTGCTCAGTATTGAGAAGATGATAGCTATGTGTGACGGTATGCCTTGGATGTTGATACATCACCCTCCCCATGGGGAGAGTAGAGCCGCTGGCAGCTCATCACTAGGCAACACATGCAGCAATGAATGGTGTCTTCTCGGTAGTAAGCTACGCATCGATAAAAGTCGCTTAACAGCAGAAAAGGAGTTATTGCTGAAGCGCAATAAAGATAATGGTGGTTTGTGGGAATTGCATCAACATAAGGTGGTAAAAGGTGAGAGTTTTATGGATAGGGAAATATGAAGATGAGAAAAGCACAATACCCCACACAATGTAAAGACTGTGGCAGTGGTGATGTGATACGGGTGTTTGAGAGGCATAGAGAGTTAGAAAAAAACTACTTCAATGATGTCCTCTGTCCGCCTTGTCTGCAAAGCAGAGCCCAGTTACAAAACATGAAGGAAGATAAGTTACCATTCCACAAGTTACTTGCGAAGATTAGAGGTGAGATGATGAAGGCCATACATCACATATGTGCTAGTGATAGGTTAAAGAAATACAAAGGCGTCAACCCTTATGCACATGTGAATAACCTTCCTAACTATTGGATAGAGCAACTTCAAGGGGGGAAATGATGACTGTCGAAGAGTTAATTGAGAAATTAAAACAGTTCGACTTAAAAGAGACTATATACAGGTATGATGGAGAATATGGTAGGCAATGTATAGAAAGTGTTAGTTATATGCAATGGTACGTTAGTGATGGTTTGAAGTATGAGACTGTAACATCTTTAACTATTGAATAAAGAGAGGGGAAATAATGAAAGAACCGGAAATATCATGCTACGGTGTAAAGCAAGGGATGATAGGGGATGTGAGTGTTATAGAGTATCTCTTCGCTGTGAATCAGTTACCTATCAGAACAGTGATGTACCTCAATGAAAGGGATGTTAGTCATAACAGTTTGATACAAGAGGCATGTACGTATACGTTCTTTCACTATATGAATAGAGGTGTGTGATGGATAGAACGCCAGCAGTGCAATTAACAGAAACAGAAGCTATTGCATTAGCAGAGTCACAATGGTGGAAGGATAAGGATGCAATAGTAATAGCTGTATTTCAGCTATCGCAAGAGAGGTTATGTGTAGATTTTAGTGATTTTCACAAAGCTGTTGAGTCAGCGTTAGGTAGAAGTGTGTGGACACATGAGTTTGCCTATCCTGATCTACTGTGGGATGAATTACATGAAAAGAGAGTACCACCTACTTTTAATGATATACTCAATATGTTACCGATAGATAAGGTTATAATCATTGAAAGGGAGAATGATGGAAAGAAAGTGGAGTAACTACAGCACAGCTATCTTCTCTCACTTCACTGAGAGTGATGATAACCTGATAGTGCAAGCATGCCCTGGTGCTGGTAAGACGACGAACATTGAGCATATATGGGGGCTTGACAACAAACCAACAGTGTACACTGTTTTCAATAAACACAATCAGCTAGAGGCACTTGAAAAGCTTCCTGTTAAGGCTAACAGCGCAGTATTGACACTTAACGGTCTAGGTGCAGGGATTGTCAATGCTACCTTTGGTAGGGTGACACTTGATAAGTACAAGGTGCCTAACCTCATCAAAGCAATGGCATCATATAAGATGGGGAGGAGTAAAGAGAGTAGAGAGAGGCAGTATATACTTGCCAATATGGTCAGCATTGCAAAGTGTATGGACACTGGTGCAGGGTTTAGTGAGGAGATGTATGACAATGCTGTGAGTGTGTATGACATTGAAGAGTACCCCTCTCTCTATCAGGAAACTGTAGACATACTAGAACGTAGTGATAACATGACAAACGTCATTGACTTTCAAGATCAGCTACGCTTTCCTGTCATTTATGACTGTGTAATGCCGCAGTATCATAATGTGCTTGGAGATGAGGTGCAGGATTTCAATGCTGTGCAAGCGGCGTTGCTGTCAAAGCTGAAAGCACAGCGTTATGTGTTAGTGGGTGATAGTCACCAGAGTATCTATGGCTTCCGTGGTGCAATGAATAACAGCATGAGTATCCTCAAGGAACAATTCAAATGCACTGAGCTACCGCTCTCAATCACTTATAGGTGCGCAAAGGGTATTGTGAAGGAGGCAGCAAACGTCTACAAGGATATAGAAGCGTGGAGTGAGAGTCCACAGGGCGTTGTACGCTACAGCGATGGTGACAACGAACAATACACCAGCGACGATATTATCCTCTGCAGGATGAACAGACCACTCATTGCACTAGCGTATCAACTACTCAACAACAACACACCATGCCATGTGAGAGGGAGGGATATTGGGGAAGGTTTGGTGAAACTGATCAATAAACAAGGTTGCTTCACTGTACGTGAATTGATAACAAGGCTCAATGATGAGTACACTGTGGAGGTAGAGAAGGCGAGAGTAAAAGAAGATGATGATAAGATACCACGTCTACAGGATAAGTATGGTAGTGCGTTGCTGTTTTGTAATAGAGCAAAGCTAGATGACACACCAGAGATGGTGATTGCTGCTATCAATACGCTGTTTGAGCAGGGGAGAGGCGTATGCCTCAGCACTGTGCATAAGGCAAAGGGGTTAGAAGCACAACGTGCTTTCATCCTTGACAGTGCATTACATAGCACCTTTACCCAACGTGCAAGGCAACAATGGCAGAGAGAGCAAGAGAGAAATATATTGTATGTTGCGATAACAAGAGCGAAGGGTGAGTTAGTATATATGTGAGGTATATATGTGTGAAGAGTAAAATACACATCTCTTGTGGCAGTAATACACTTTGTGGTTTATTAAGTAGCAAGGTGAGAGTTACTGCTCATGTAGAAATAGTAACCTGTCAAGAGTGTTATGGGAAGTATATAAAAGGGGAGTATAAAAGATTCAAATACATACACAATGCTGTTAATGATTATGCCATTATGATGTATAGAGAAGCATTAGAGAGAGGTATTACTATTGAAGAAAAAGAGAGATTTAGAGTTATGCTGAGGTTAAGCTTTTAATGTATATGTAAAGAGGAGATACACTGTGAGAGCAAGTTGCTCTGCCTCTTTTGAGATAACACTCAACATGTGTGGTATGTCTTATGATTATTGGTTACTACTCTTTCAAACAAAACATATGGTCAAACGACAAAGGAAAACTATAGAGAAACTCATTAAGAAAGTGCAAAGGGTACATACGGGTAAAGGATTCTATATTGCAGGTGTATATGTGATGAAAGGGGAGAAGGTATGACTGAGAGTGAGAAGGTTATACGTGCATTCACACAAGAAACGTGTGCATTTATTACACAGCACTTCCCACAGGGAGAGCACAACCCTGCAGTCATTGCTGCTTACCTGTCAACAGTTATCACTTTGGTTTGGGAAGGGTTTTGTAAGGATGAAGTGGAGCTCGTTGACACGGTGAGAGCCTTTGCAACGATGCTGCATGCAATGCCAGAAGAGTGTTATTTCAACGGTGATGAAGAGGGGTGAAAGAGGGGTGAAAGTGACAGTGCTCCATATGTACATATGGGGGAAGTGACAGTGCTGCCTTAAAGGGGGGAAGAAGGGGTAAGTGGTTGAAAAGGAAGGTGAGATGGCTTATGTTGGGGGAGAGCATTAGCTCTAGTCCATCTCACCTAATCCCCTTTGTCAGCTACCAAACTGTACTGGAGTGGAGCAAAGTGGGCTAAGTGTGTGTGACAAGCAGGCATCGTGCAGTTTGTACTGACCTAACCTAGTGCAAGTGAGACCAAAGCGAGGGTGAACTGTACCTATGTACACGCTATCAAAGTGAGAGAGTACTGATAGGTACTGGTGGTGCTGTTTGCACTAGTGACCAGATCAGTGCTGTCCAGGGAACCCATAAGCTGTCCCCACTATGCCCCCTCACACCCCCAGTGATCCCTCTCAAACACTCTAAAAATTTCTCCTCACTGCCCTCCACACACTCTCATTTGACACCTTTCCCTGACAATGTTACACTCCCCCTACACACCCTTGCACTGAAAGGGCACTGTTCATGAGCACATCCCCACTCTTCATCGTCAATGTCAATCAAGGAGGAGCTGAACTGATGGCAACACTTGCTGAAGTAAAAACTGCGGTAGAGGAACTACAAAGTAGTGCACAACTTGTTGAAGACGGCCTTGACACCCTTGTAACCCTCATCACTGACCTTCGTGCACAGGTCGCTGCTGGCGGTGGAGTAACTGAAGCACAACTTGATGAAGTAATGAGTGGTATTAATGCAGTGCGTGAACCGCTTGCGGATAGCCTTGACAAACAAGCTGCTGTGAACACCCCACCCACTCCTGTTGATCCACTCAATCAGTAACACACAGTGGGGTAGTACTTGCTACACAGCACAAAGTGCTACCCTCTCTCCTTCACCTCCATAAACCTCTCAAAAGCATACCTAGCTGCACTAATACTTCTCAAGAACTCAGCTAACTCCACAGAGCTGTCAAACGATAGACAAAGCTGCTCCACTTCACTCAACATCCTTCTAAGCCTCTCCACACTCTCTTTATCACTATAACTCACTGAAACAGCTATCACTGCTCTGTCCACTTTACCTCCTATCATACCTCTCTATCCCTGTCCCATCCACCTTCCACAACATCACCTTCACCCTCTCCACCTCACTCTGCACTTTCACCACTTCCCTTTGCAACATCCACAACTCTTGCCTCACCCCTTTCACATCCTCCCTCATCTCTGTATATAAATACCCTCCAATACCTATCAACAAAACAAAAACACCCCCTGTTACACCCCACAATACCCTTTGCACTACAGCCCATACCTCTTTACTACTTAACCCCGCTTCAATCACATATCCCCTTCACCTTGGCATCTCTCCAGGTGTAATGATAACAGAAGGTGGTGTAGTTTCTACTGTCACTGGAACACTCATCGTCGGCGTTGCTGCTAATGCAAGCCTCGCCTTCTCCGCAGATGCAATCTCTAAATCCTTCGCTAACAACAGGGCATCTCTCATTGCCACTTTCATCTTCTCAGCATCTAATGCTGAGTTGACTAGTGTATGAATCTTCCCCGTTCTAATAACTGCTACCCCTGCAGCAATAGCCCCTATCAGTGAAATCAACACACCACCAACAGACGTAACTAATAACGCTATAACCTTTGCGTCATCCATAGTTATCATATGTGCAGCAGTTTCCATGCTTACAACCTCCCACTTAACACTAGCACAATGAGGATAATCAACAACACAAACCCTATCCCTGATGGCCCATACCCCCAATTATGCCAATGCCCTCCCACTTGTGGCAACCCTAGAAACACAAGCAAAATAATAATCACAATTAAAAGCATACTCACTGCATCACCCCCCTATTAAAACCACCTTAATAACTCACAACCCTCCTGGGACTAAAAACAGCAGGAGCAGGTGCACTACCAGAAACATACGCCCCTACATCAGGAGGTACAGAATACACCACCCCGTCAATATCACTAACCACCCCTAACCCTGATACACCAAACCCTATAGCTGGCGACCCTATTTGTAAATGGTAATCATCAGCAGCTATATTAACCAAAAGTGGATCACTTGTTGAATTACCACTCACCGTATTTCCACTCCCCGTATTACTAAACGCCGTACCATCGCTGAAGATATTATTCGTAATTGTACAACCTGAGCTAAATGCTCTAAAGAACGCCCCACTGCTATTTGCCTCACAGATATTATTTCTAAACGATACATTGCTCGTGGGATGTCCAGAGTCTACACCACCTGTAAAACACTGCGGATTATTACCCACAATCGTATTATTCCAAATCTGGTGATTACCATTATTACTCCCCTCAACTAAAAACCCAGGGCCAATGTTCTTATAAATCAAATTTGCCTCAACCCTTGACCCTGTGATAAAGTGATACAGTGTAATCCCCCCACCACTACCCGCCGCCCTCAACCCATTGTTAAAAACCCTATTCCTTGCAATGTAATGCCCATTACTCGCACTACTCGCATTCAACTGTATCCCAAACCCACCACAGTTCTTAAATGTACTTCCAACTGCGGTAAAATCACTCCCTCCAGATACATACAAACAATGTGATCCCTCATGATCCCCTGCTGTCTGGTGTGTTCCATCTACAACACTATTCTCCACCCTCACATTAACACTACTACTCCCTGTAGCGATACCAAAAGAGTTAGTGCCAACAGAATTACTCACATCTCTAATAAGCATGTTGCTGATAATGATATTTGCCACCCCTGCACCCATACCTATCCCCGCTGGTGCAGAAGCATTACCTAACGACCGTCCATCAATAACAAAATCTTGAAAGGTCCAATACACTACCCCATTAAGCCCTAATACCTCTACCCCACTACTCGGTCTCATTTCAGATACACCTACACACGCAGGGGTAGTCTTCATAGTAATAACATTACCGACAGTACCGTCATTGACTGTAATACTCACCCCAAGCCTGGCTGTTTGTGTAAACACCCCTCCTGTACAATCCAACAAAACGTTATCCCCCGCAACAACTTGCGGAAGCATAAAGGCAAACGTCTGACACGGTGCACCTACGGTACAATTAGCATTATTTACCCCCGTCTGTTTAATATACCAATCTCTCGCTAAAACATCTTGCGCAAGGAACGCAAGGAAACTACACACCATAACAAACACCACAAACACATACATCATGCTGGTGTCCTTCCTAATGTCAACTCCACCCCTATAACCCTTACAGCATTATTATGACCATCCCCTGCATCTGTAGCATACCTCCCCAACTGCACATGCCACAAATTCCCCGCATTACACCCCGTCATTACAACAGGACTCACAACAGCATCATTTAACTGATTCGCAGTCGCTTTGGCATTATCAACCACCGTCGACAACACAAACGATGGTGTATCTAAAACCCCATCAGCGGTACAAGCCGTCCCCACCTTAAAAGTCACCCCTTCTACACCCCCTTGTGTAGAAAGCCACTTCACCTTAGCAGTCACACTAACCCCACTATTCCAATCATCAGGTAACACCAATGTTATCTGCACTGTCAAATCAACACTGTTTGCAAACTCTGCTACAGCCTTTTGTATACTCGCTCCTGTAAGACACACTGCAATAGGTGCGCTAGCTGTAGGTACATCCCACAATAACGCCGGTGTGGTATTCTGACATGATGCTAAAGGCAACCATATCTTACTCGTTGTCACTCCACTACTACCTGCAGGTGTTCCCCACGTTCCATCCCCCCTCCAAAAGGTTGTAGCACTTGCCCCACTACCACTCCCTAAATTAGCAACAGGTAAATTCCCTGTTACCTCCGTCGTCAAGCTAACATTACTCGCTGATAGCACCCCACTTGTTAAATGAGCAACTCCTGTCCCTGTTGCTCTCTTACCAGTCTTCCCCGCTGTACCACTAAACAATACAACCTCACCGTCAACAGATGTAGCTGTGTTACTGCTAAAATCTCCTCCACCTCCCCCACCACCACCAGAGGTACGGAGCATGTTATTAGGTTTATCCCACACGTTGTTGAGAATCGTCCGTGTAGTCTCAAACGCTCCTTGTGCTCCCACTCCCGGAGTAGTCATTAACCTCGCATTTGCCTTATCCCACACATTGTTAAATATAGTCTGCTCAGTCTCAAACACCTGTTGTGCATCAGCTACTCTAAGAGTTGTCCCACTAGAGGTAGTTACAGGTAGATTATCTACACCTACTTTATCCCCCGCATCCCATACACTATTAGGTATCGAGGTTACTACCTCCTCTTCCTCCACCACATCTCTAGAAAATCTCACATGCACAGCAAAGAACGCCACCACAGCTAACACTGCTACAACTGCAATCCTTTTCATCCCTTCTCCTCTACACCTTAAATGCCCCTACCGCTTTCCTTTTTATCTTCACAAGACACCACTTACACGTCACTTCATCATCAAACACACTCACCACCCCTTTCCTCTTCACCTCATCATCAAGTGCAAACGGCTCACACAACTTATACCCAAACTCTCCATCAATCTTCTTATGCACTACCAACTTCCTTACAAGTGGCACTACTTACCCCCTCATATAAACATCTGAGCAGCTCTAACCACCGCTTCAGCAAGGACTCCATGTTCACTCTTCGCCTTCTCTAACAACGTATTAATCCTCTCTAACTCCACACTAGCCTCTCGTATATCCTTCTCATACCTCTCAACCTCCTCCTTCATCTCCCCTCTCATCTTCTCATTCTCCCCCTCCAACTTCGCCTTTGTCGCTTCCAACTTCCTTATATTCTCCTCAACCTGCTCCCCCCTCTTCCTCTCATACGCTGCAATGTTCTTCTCCACCTTATCCAACGCAACCTTCTCCTGCGCTTGCATGTTACTCAACCGTTGCTGCACTTCCTCCACCTTCCCCTCTACCTCACTCAACTTATCCAAAGCGGGCTGCAACTCCGTCTTTACCTTCCTATACGTCTGTAACACCTTCCCTGCATTCTCCAGACTCTTCCTCTCTTGCACTAACCTACTCAACACCGCTTCAGCATTCCCAACATCCTCAAGAGACACTTGCTCTGCCATATCCTTACCCTCCACTTGCGATAGTCAAATTATAAGTAGTCTGCAATCCATCACCATTCGTCCCTACTAATGGAAAAGCCCCCGTCAGTGACCTATCCCACATTGTACCGGCAGCATTAGCTGAGAACAGTCCATGCTCTGCCACTGTAGGTGTTCCACTATCCAACGTATTCGTTGCTACACTTGTGTACACATCACTCGTCGGTTGACTCTGCACTCCTGTTGCCCTGATATTCCCTGTATACTCTGTTGTCAACTCTGTTGTCAACGCTGTCTGCGTAGCAGCTTCAGCTGTACTCCCTGTCCCAAGACCATGAAAGTTAAACGTTGTTAAATCAAACCCCGCTGCTGTGGCAGCATCAAACTCATCTACCAACTCATCTCTCCCTGCATTTGTCACCACGTTAAAACTCGCTATCCCAAACAACCTATCCTCCCCTGAAAGCCCATCAAACTTCCTCACCCACAGTGTTCCATACATAAACTTATGCCCACTAATTGCACTCGCTTTCTTCATCAACTGCAACTTCCACACCTGACCTATCAACCTCTTCGCATTTGCACAGCGCCACTTCATCACCTCTGGTGCTAACCCCGTGTGAGGCATACTCCAATACACCACCTCCTTAAACGTCAACCTCCCCTTTGGTATAGCCTCAACCTTACTCACCCTCACAACCCCAAACGGTCTTACTACACTCTCAGCATTCACAACTACCTCCTTACCTTTCTCCTAAACCACGGTAGCATTGTACTCAACACTACCCCGCTACCTGCTATAAAGACACTCGTAAGACTTCCAGCTAACCCTACCAACCCCACTGCTCCACTCAACGTCACCCTCCTGATATAGTTTACAACTAAACCCCCTACTGGTGTTACACTGCCACTCAACCTCTTACTCACTACCTTAACAACACTCCCTACTGGTGTAACCACCCCTCCCAAAACCTTACTAACCCTCTTAACAACACTACCACTTACCCCTACACTACCACTCAACACCTTACCAACCCTCTTAACCAAACTCCCTGACAGAGCTACAGCACCAGCTAAGATAACACTAAACCGCGCTGCATTTATCACACCCCCTACAGGTGTAACTACCCCTACCAGTATCTTACCAACTCTCTTAACCACCACACCAGTAGGTGTAACTACCCCACCTACTACCTTATTAACCCCCTTAACAACTACCCCTGATAACGCTACAGCCCCGTCAACTGTAACTACATATAAAGTCCCACCGCCACTGATAAAAACACTTGATATACTACCAACAAAAGAAAGCGCACCGCTTAACACTTTATTAACCTGTTTACTTAGCACCCCTAAAGGTGTTACTACCCCTACAAATACCTTATTAACCTGTTTACTCAACACCCCTGTAGGTGTAACTGTACCTAACAAAGTCTTATTAACCCGCTTTACAAGCAACCCAACCGGTGTCAAAGAGCCCGCTAAACTAACAGCACTTCTAAGGGCAACTGCTAATGTTCCACTCACACCTACAACACCACTCAACACCTTCCTTACCGATTTAACAAGCAACCCAACTGGTGTTAACCCTGCTGATAATGCTTTATTAACCTGCTTTACTAACACCCCTACAGGTGTAAAAGTACCAGCAACTGTTGTTGTGTACAGTGTACCACCACCAGCTTGAGGGCGGATTACATACCTATACGCTGTCTGCCACCAAGGTCCAGACAAACTTACTGGACGCCAACCACCATTACTGTCAAAGTTCACATTGGTAAGTGTACCAGTGTTACCATTAATACGCTCACGTGCTACTGTGGTTGTTGCCCCCTCAACACCGTCAAGTAAATCCCAAAACCCCACAGGAATACCAAGTGCATAAGGACCGAGAGTTGCTAATACCAGCATAGACTCAGTTGTATTGTAATCTCTATTATAAATAGCAATCCAATCCAGTGTTCCATCCATGAAGTCGCTAAAACTGGCACCGGTATTCGTCCACGCACCTATGGTGTAATCCTCACCAGCTGCAGGGCCAGTATACGTCCATGGGTTTCGAGTAGCGGTTTCATTGAAAACGATAGCCTTGGTCTCAAGATTATAGCAAAAGTGGCGTACATTATTTGATGCAGCACTTGTAACAGTTGTAGCCAGGAAATACCATACATTCGCTGCAACAGAGCCCGTACTTGCAAATGATGTTACAGACCCACTATTATCTGACAGGTGCATATTATTTGTGTTATTAATCTCCCACTCAATCCCCCTTGCAACACTGTTAGTGGCGATTTGTAAGAGGCCATGCCAGCGGGTAACAGCATCAAATCGTACAACGCAAGCCATCGTAATTGGCAGTGCTGTTGGGGCACCTACAGTATCAGTAGTACTAATCCTTGCGTCTGTTCCATCAAATTGAACTGGCATCGTCTGCCCTTAGTATGAGCACACTGATAATCATAAGCCCTGGACGCTCATATATCCGTCGATGGACAGCAAACCAAAGTTTAACTTGCCGCTCAAGTGGTGCTGTATGATGTATACGTACTGTGCTGCCATCACTGTAGTTTACATCTATGACAAACAACGCCATCATTGTACCCTTTGTGCTTCGACTGCTGCTATACTTGTAATTGTCAGCTCCGGACGCTCATATTTACTCTGATTCTCTGTAACAACAGCTATGGCCTTATCCCTTGCCAGCAACATATGTTCTTGCTCAACGACATCAACAGTAATACCAACGGTACTATTGTCATTGTAAGTAATAATAACTTGAAAGAGATAATCAGCCACGTGTATTCCTATCCCTTACGGTTGTTCTACGAATAGCTTGTGTTCCACGCCGGTATTTAGTATCAGCATATTGTGCTACAAATGCATCGAGTTCAGTACGTGCTTCACTGCGGGATGCTACATTTGTAACATCAACTGTGATCGTATCAACTGTCTGGTCTCGCTGTTCAATATCAACCTCAAATAAAAAATCAGCCATAGCACACCTATGTTGTTGTATACGTGAAGTATACACCTGTAACCTGCGCATCCACAGCGTTTAATGTATCTGATGCGTTATCAGCGTCTCTACCAACCATAACAGTAATCATATCTTCTGCAGCGGCACTGTCACTCGCCGGTGTAATAGATGTTGTCTGTAACGCTTGACTTGTAGTACCTGCTGCGGTTGTTGCTGTTGAGACTGTATTGAAAATCTTACTATTAGGAACCTCTGTACCACCTGGGGTTATAGCAGCTATAGCTGACTTCCACACTACGTTAGCTGCACCTGTCCCTGATGCACGCTTCCAGTGAATAACAACAGTCCCTCCTGATGCGTAATCCCCAGGAAGTACAAACGTAAAGAGCGCATGCTCATCACTTGTACCGTCAAAGAGCAACTCAGTAAAGTACACATCTGGTGCATTGGTAGGTTCTGTTCCTGTTGATTTAACAACTTGAGCTTGACAGAACAAGTTGTTAGTTGTCCCATCCGGTAGTGTAAGCGGTCCAGGCCAGAGTATAATTGTCCCCGTTGCCATAAAAGCCCCTTTATACCATACCTATTACCTCTTCTTTACAATATACACCGCTATAAACACAGCTACTCCCGCACCACCTGTTACAACCCCCTTGATAGACTGCACAGCAGGTCCAACTGGCTTAATTGGCCCCAACGGTGTCAATGATGTAAAAGAAAGTGGTGAGCCATACGCATCATCCATTGCACCAAACACAACCCCATTTAATGACCCTTGAATACTAACCGTACTCCCCCCTACTGTTCCATACACATGCACACTCACATCGCTATAGCCATCATTAATGGTCAACACACTTGTACTGTCACCTGTAGCTAACGGTCCTGCAACCAATAACGTCGCATTCATTATTGCATCAGGTTGAACAATGAAACCCACCTCAGCCATTACGCTCCCCCTCTTCATACCTCTTCACATCAGCAGCCATTTGTATCTCCATCTCCACCCTCTCAATCGCTGCACTTACACTCGCTTTCACCAAACCAATATCACTCAACACCCTCGCTAACCCCTCATCATTATCAAGTGTAAGTGACACTTTATGTATATCTTCCACCAACTCAAGCATCGCTTTGTATACACTCAACACACTTTTCTCTTCACTCTCTTCACTCTCTTCAATAGGGGGCTTCACACTTGTTCTCGCTACTCTTGGCTTCTCCATCACTTCACCTCACTTTTCATAAACTTCCCATTACTGCCCCTAGCAGGCATAGTAACGTTACTAGCTGTTGCCATATACTTAACATCTTCCTTTTCTTGTGCTTGCAGTGCTGTAAAGAGCTGCCTTTCAAACTCCTCATCAACAGCTTTCACAATACCCTTCTTCACAGGTATAAACGCTACGCTAAACATATACCCCGTCTCAGTCGGCTTCAAATCAACAATCTCTACACTCTCCTTAAACATCTTCCTGTTAAAGTATTCACCTACTATCTTACTAATCAACTCACTTGAGAGGATGACAACGGTATCCGCCTCTAACTCAGCCATTTTCTACCTCATTATACATCTTAACAGGCTCTCTTGTTGTACTTTTATACTCATTAGAATCAAATATAACATCTATCATCTTCAAAAAGGTTTCCTTACTTATACTGCATGAAGGTGAAAAGGTATGAAATTCCTCCTTTACATCATCTGACGGTATATTAACAACAACCTCTATAGTAATATGTCTAGTTATCACCTATACACCCTACCTCATCGTATACTTTATTAGCGTCCTCTCTCACTTCCTCTAAACTCAATCCCTCACTGTATACAAAGACAGCGAGAGCCTTCACAACAACTTTATATTTTTCCTTTAATGCTTCATATTCTTCCTCTGTCACCATTTCTCCATCCTCCTATAATACCCCCTTCTCTCGTCAATAACAGCCCTCATCACCTTCACCCACACCTTTCTCTTAATATGCTTCACCTTCACTCTCAAACGCCTCAAACACCACCCCCCTATTAAAATCAAAAGGTTAAGCAAGCCGAAACTGATGTTCACCGCCAGAATGAAAAGCGATATTACATACAGAAGTATCGTGTTCATTTAACCGCTCTTGCCAGTAACAACTGAGACTGTTGTACTGCTCAACCTTTGTCTTTTCATCATACAGCACTTCATCCCACATACTTACAGCTACCAGCACAGACCCATCATCATTAACCGCGACACCCTGTATCATCTCAACTACCCCACTGCTTCATCACTACAAAAGGGAGGTAAAGGCTGACAAGTTATTGGCGAAATGAGAAAATAGCTACGAGCTAGTTACTCCCAATAATCGTGCCGTTTTAAGCGGTTTGATAATGCCAGCCTTTACCTTATACATCGCATTCTTGTCTCTTACTAACCCTCAACCAATCAGCATAGAGCTGCTGTGCGCTATCACTGTAGACATTGGAGAGTAGCCACTGATACAGTGTCTTATCACCCTGTGGCTTTCCCTTATCATCAAGTGCACCTTTTAACAGTATGGAGATGAAGTTGTCATCGTAGAAGGAGTGGAGGAGGGTGTCTGCAATCTTCTTTCTGATGGCATCTCTGTTATCTCTCCCTTTCTTGCCAAGGGAGAACCACCATACTCTCCCCCCTGGCTTTTGTTGGATCATGTCAATGATAACATCAGCGGTAGAGAATGCCATATAGCGAAGTTTGCAGTTACGATTCTTAAACGTTCTCATCTTGAAGATTATACCAGAAAGGTGTATGCTTTTCAAGCATTTTGTTGCGGTCTGAAGGGTGAGTTTGATGAGAGGGAGGAAGGGGGCAATGGCAGTGAATAGTTGTGTACCTAACAGCACTAACCCCAAAACACCTTTATCGCTCTTTTCATCCACTGGACTGAGCGATGTGGAGAAACCTGCTGTCACCTTCGACAGGATACGCATAGTCAAACCTTACCAGTTAGAGTATAATACTGAGGCGACTTATGAGCAGGAGCAGGTGCAGTTACCTTATACTGCAAAAGGGTTAGGGTTACAAGGAAATTATCTCCCTCTCCTACAAAGGATTATGTTAATGAGAACGTATTATGCAATTACCATTGAGGAAATGGATACTTTCTTACGTCACAGAGGCTTTACCCTTATCATCCTCCCCAATGTCAAGGAAGCTGTCTACAGCCACGTTATTGACAAAAATGTCTGTGTGCGTGTCTATACAGGTATCGTCAATGGTATCTCTAGGGATAGAGGGGAAGATGCCATTCGTGTAGCGACTGTTAAGCGCTTATACACTGGCAAAATCATCCCCATTGGTGCAAGGCAGAGCAAAGTCTACCGCCTTGAGAACTGGAAAGAAACACTCCGCACTCGTATTGACAGTGTGATAGATTTCTACTACGCTTCAGTAAGAGCTGGGGTATAAGGAGTTATACATATGGGAATCGGTATTTTATCTGTAAGTGAATTTGCCTGTTGCCACATTGGCGCCTGCTCTGCTATCCAACGCTTCCTTACTACTTGTACAATCCACGATATTTCACAATTAGAAATGGGTGATAGGACCTTGTACACAATAGAGCATCCCTACTGTAATGAACCCTCTATATGTAAATATGTCTGTGTACTCAGCGCAACTAAATATGGAAGTGATAACTCTGTTATAGAGTGTGAAGTAACAGGTTTGGGTAGGATAGAATGACCGCTATGTCTGATAAACAAACAACCTACGATCTCATAGACTTCTTCCCTGATTGTGTACTCCCTCACTGTGAACAGCAGGGTGAAGTACACCAACACATCCTCCCCCATCAACAAGACATCCTTGACTGCACCACAAAGTACCTCTACTGTCAGGGTGGTGTAGGTAGTGCAAAGAGCCTCGCCTTTGCTATCAAATGTGTCTACTTATCATTAACCATCCCTGAGAACATTGGCATCGTCTCACGTGTAGATTACAAGTTACTTTACAAATCCTCCTGGCGTGAAATAAAAGCGTGCATCAAACGCTTAGTGCAACATGGTTATATCGACTCTGACTTCTACCAGAAGAAAATGTTCCGTGACAAAAAACAAGGTGACTACTCCACAATAAACTTCCCCAACGAAAGCATCCTCTACGCAGTACAGAGCAAAAACCTCAATGAAGCCCTTGGCTCATCTTATGGCCTCTTCTGGGTAGATGATGCTCAAGAAAGTATGGAGGAATACTTCATTGGAGATAGTACAAGTGCTGGCCTTCTATCTCGTCTACGTCTACCTCATATCCACTTTGATAGACATACCTACTCTATGGAGAATAGACGACATGGTTCATTACATGGTATGGTTTCTTCTAATCCCCCTCCTTATAGTCATTGGCTCCATAAACTCTTTGGTGATAAGCCAGGTATTCACCACATTGGGGAGGATGAAGTAACATGGATGATGGTTTCTACCCATGACAACCCTTTCGTGGGTGATGATTATGGGAAGGGGTTAGTTGCTGTTCAGCACAAAATGGGCCATAACACTAACACCGTTCGACGTGTTATCTACGGGGAAAGCATACCAGCGTATAAAGGAATACCTGTTTTCCCTCAATTCAAACATGCTGTGCATGTTGCCCCGCTCAAATTCAGACCTGACCTCCCACTAATCCGTAGTTGGGATTTTGGTTATCTCCACCCCGCCGTTCTCTTTGCTAACCTCTATAAATGCACACACCGCACTAACCATTACTTCGCCTTGAGTGAAATAACAGATGCAGCTAACGTAAACGTGCATACATTGTATAAAAAATATGTAATGCCTCACACTCAAGCCCTCTACAGCAACGCTACTCTCATCAGAGATTGTGGTGATAGAAGCGGTTTCCGCCAAAGTAGCAGCAACAAAGACAGCAGAAGTGATATGAAGATACTTATTAATGAGTATCAAATACCTTTTAAGCATGGCTACTTTCACCTCACTCCCTCTCTACAGTACGTGCGAGGGCTACTTGAACCTAAGACACCTTGCCCTTGTGGCTTACCGCTTATCCTCATCGGTGATAAATGCAAGACACTGATAGGTGCGCTAGAAGGTGGCTACCACTTCCCCCACTCTCGCAGCGGCATAACTGCTGACAAACCTGTGGAAGATCGCTTCTTTGCTGATATAGCATGCGCTTGGCGGTATGGTGCAGAGAACTATGTAAAATGGGGCTTGCCCTTTGAAGACCAACAAGAAATGCAACAAACTCGTCGTTCTCAATTCTCTATCCAAAGGCATGATAACACTATGCTGAAGTGGTTAAATGACACTGATACAGCGGCTATGAAGCGTATCACAGGTTAACCAAGGCTTGACACCTCCCCTCTCCCAAACGTACAATATCACTACAGCTCCCTTTCCCTTTTAACAGACAGAGATAAAAGTGGCTATCACCCAAGAAACACAGCTCAAAGCAGCATACCGCACTGCGTATTGTGAACAGACTGCTGAGATACGAATGAGACGGCGGTATGTTGAACAACGCATGTTGAACAGTAGAAAGAAGTGGTTTGGTTATTACGATCCCTCTTACGTACCAAGTGATAGCAGCACAGGTGTCTACAACATCCCCGCAGCTCGACGTGTTATAGAACGTGCAGCAGTACGTGTGACGAAGCTGTTAACACCAACTGTAAAATGGTTTGAAGTGCAACCGTCTGACAGCTACACTACCCCTGCTGAACGTGTAAGCAACATTGACGCTTTCATGCGTTATGTTATGCGCAAGAAGATAGACACACGTAGTAACATCAGCCAACTCTCCCGTTCAATGATCATCTACGGTTTCTGCATCCTCAAGACAAGTGTGGATATTCAAAAAGGGGAGGTGTGGCCTACTCAACGTGCAGTTGACCCTTTTTCCTTTTATATTTATCCTGAAACATCCCCCACTATCCAACAAGCGGAGGATGTGTTTGAAGATTTACTCTTCTCTTACAGTAGATACAACACCTTCGTTGCAAAGGGTATTGTTGACCAAATCAACCGTGATGATCTCACCACACCAGACTGGCCTTATCACCTCGTAGAGCGTATGGCGTATCAAGGTATCTCTAACCCCAACAGCAACGTTGACCAAAAGATAGAGAATATCAAAAGCACCTTAAATAAACAAAACAGCACGAACCCCTTTGTCTCACTCACTGAGAAATGGATACGCCGTGATGGTGAACTCTACCAAGTCTACATTGCATGGAATCTTGTAGGTGGACCACGGATAGTGGGCTTCTTCAAATCAATGTATGATGATCCTATGTATAGAATGGCTATCCATCGTCCCTTACCAGGTGAAACATACACCACCGCACAAATAGAAGACATTGAAGCACTTGACGATGTGCAAGGGGATATGTTTAACCAGTTCAAAGATGCTGTTGATAGAGAAGGTGGCTTTGTTGCTTTTGGCGGTTCCAGCGGCATGAGAAGGGACACTTTCAAATACAAAGGTGGAGCGAAGTGGGATTTTGGTAGTGAGAATCCAAAGGATGTGATGCTCAACGTTCAACCCCCTAACACCAGCAACAACTTCTTACGAGCATGGCAAGTTACCAATGCAATGATGCAAAGTATGGGTGGTGCAGGGACAATAGCTGAAGGGCAACCTGGTAGGAATATGCCCCGCAGTGGTGAAGCTGTCTCATCACTTATCAACCTCGGTATGGCTGATATACAAGACATTGCTGAGGTGATAGAACAAGGTGTTCTCACCCCTGGCCTCAGTGACATCTACAAAGTAGCCAACATGATCCCCGAAGATCAACTCATGCGTATACCAGGGGGGATAGCTTTCTATGATCCTAACAAAGAGAAACCAACGTCACTTATAAAGAAACGAGACATTGCTGGTGACTTTGAGTATGAGTGGGTAGGTTCCCTTCAATTCCAAGCAGACAGCGAACGTGCACAGCGTCTCATGGTCTTTCTCAATATGTTCCTCAACCCTAACACTCAACAAATGCTTGCACAGCAGGGGTACACTATCAACTTACCCGCTCTCATACAGATGGTGTGGAGAAGCGGCATAGGTGTACGCGGTTTAGACAACGTTGTTGTCACTATGGGAGAAATGCAACAAATCCTTATGCGCCAACAACAACAAAGTGGTATGCCCATTGGTCCACAAACACAACCTACTAACCTCCCACCTGATGTACAGCAGTTGTTAGATCAAGTGAAAGGACAAGTACCACAGGGACAGCAAGGTGGTCAAAATGGACAAGGAGGGAGTAACCCTTTATCAGCCTTAACACCAACGTTACCGACAGCTACTAACGGTTTCACTAGGAGGTAAAAGATGGCTATTTATACCAATCTCAAAGTGGTTGATAAGAACACAGGTAACACAATCCTCAACATTGATGAAGGCGGCTTCAAAGATAGTGGTGACCGTGTATACTCTCCCTTTGAGTTTCTCTTTGATCGTCTCTTTGCTACCCCTCTCGCTGCGTATATGTGGCGGTGTATTGAAGGTGTCTGGCGAGTAGCAGGTGTCGGTGCTGATTGCTCTGTCACAGGCGGTGCAGCCTGTACTGTCGACGTGCTTGTGTGCAGTGCTGCTGTGGCTCCTGGCAGTGGTACAACACAGCTCACAGCGGCTATTGACATTGAAGAAACTGCCCCCTTTCAACGCAACGGTACACTTATCGCTGCTCCTACAAACATCTTCCCTGGTATGCTTGTAGCACGTGTCATAGCTGGCACTCCAGGTTCCCTTGAAGGTGTCTTAACCGTTCAACTCAAAAGGATTAGTTGATGGAACAGAACGAAGAACTCGATCTTGCAAAGGTGCAAGAGTTTATCAAAGGTCAAGTTGATACCTATGCACAGGAGGCATTTAAGCAGTATCAACAGCCTGCTCCACAGCAACAGCAAGGGCTGACACAGGAACAACAAGCACAGCGTCAATTGCAAGAGATGCTTGAGCCTTTTATCGCTCCTCGGTTGAATGCTGCACAACTTGCTGCTGCTGATGCAAGAGATACTTCCACCTTTTACAGCGATCCCTCTAACCTTGAGATGAGGGAAGATGTAGAGAAGATGTTTAATGAGTTGAAGGATGCAGGGAGAGCTATACCGAGAGCTGATATTAAGCGTTATCTCCTTGGTAAAGAATACGAAGCTGACCCTGTGAAGTTCACTGAGAAGCAAACTGAAAGGCGAAAGGCACAAGTAAAAGCTGCAGAAGGTGCTGTTGATATTGGTCAAGGTGGCTTAGACCGTAACCGTAGTAACCCTCTCCTTGACGGTCAGAACTTGTGGACTATGCCCCTTGAAGACCTTGAGAAAGCATTGCAAGGGACAACGTTCTAATGACACATCAACTGTCTACTAATTGTGTGTACTATTTAGGTAGGCTTCACACACAAAGCCTACCTAACTAACTCACTACCAGGAAACGAATTGTACTAGGAGCCAGGGCCAACGATTGAATGCCTAGATACGTGTACATAAGCTCTCCGATACTGGTAACTATGTCTACTAACTACAAGGAGTTCTGATAATGGCAGATACCTACACCACCTTTGCAACAATGGCTAATGATGCACCTAATGTGTTCATTGCCAGGAAGATGATTGAGTTACTTGACAGAATGCTCGTCCTTGACAAATGTAGTGAGCCTTTTGCACTTGAGAATGGGAACAGTAAGACCCTTCGTGTTGTAAGGGTAAGTAGAGTTGCTCTCCCTAACACCCCGCTCATTGAAGGTGTTACCCCCTCTACTGACAGCCTTGTACTTGAAAACGTCAATGTAACCGTTGAGCAGTGGGGCCTTGTCGTTGCCCTTACTGATGTACTTGAGTTGACAGTAACGCACCCTATGGTGAGCCTTGCCATTGAACGTGTTGCTATGGCAATGAAAGAAACAAGCGAGCGTGAAGACGCTGAAGTGTTGATGGGTGCAACTAACGTCTCCTTCCCTGGGGTTGTCACCACCCGTAGTGGTCTTGCCGCAACAGATGTATTCAACACCGCTCTTGCCATTACAATGAATGCAAAGTTAGAGATGCGCGGTGCACATAAGTACATGAACAATGGTGGGTATTACATGGGGTTCTTCCAACCCCCACACAAGGCCGCTGTACTTGCAAGTGATACTACTTTTCAGAATGCAAGTAACTTTGCACAGCAAGAGCGTCTCATGTACGGTAGAGTGGGCATGTGGATGGGTGTTGAGTGGATTATGGGTAACTTCCTTCCTGTCTACGTTGGTGTGGCTGCAGCCACTACAGCAGCAGCAACAGCTACAAAAGCGCAGTACACTGTTGGTCTAAGTGGTACACTTGCCACTGCTAACTACCAACTGAAAGTTGTTGCAAGGGAAGTAACTACTGACTATGAGCGGCGTATTAGTGTACAGACTGGTAACATTGCTGTCACCTCCCCTGGCAGTATTGCTGTCGTTATGCCTTCTAGTGTTAACTACGTCTATGACGTTTACTTGACACAAGCTGGCGGTACGGTAGCATACCTCGTTGCAAGCAGGCAAGCCGCAGGTTCAACGTATACGATTACAACTGCTCCAGCAGGAACAGAGGCAGTTGCACCAGAAGCCCCTGCACTTGGTATTAATGTGTATACAGGGTTTGTTGTTGGGAAGGGTGCCTTTGGTACTTGTGCACTGAATGGCATGTCATTGCAAACCTTCACTACACCTAAGGGTGCAAGTGACAGTGATCCCTTGGCACAAAGACGTAAGGTAGGTGCGAAGTATATGCGGAAGAGTTTTATCCTTGATAACAACTACATTGAACGGTTTGAAACGAGCAGTGCATTCGCTGCTGCGATACCTGCATAGTGGGTGAGTAATGTCATTAAGTTGTGATAACTGTAAGCACCCGTTCAGTCAACATGCACCTGCTTATGATGATTACGATTTTGAGCGTTATTGTTATGAGTGTGACTGTATTGGATGGGAAGGTGATATAGAGGATGCTTACGATGAAGAGGAGTTAGATAAAATTATAGCTGAAGGGTATATATGAAAGTGTTTGTTGTTGTAAAGTGTATAAGTGACGGTGACATTGCAGGTGTATTCAGTACATTGAAGAAAGCAAGTGAATATGTCGAAAATCATAAATACTCCGCTTTTATCATCACTGAGCACACTGTAGACAGTTACTTTCAAGAGGCGTCAAGCCATGCCCAAAAAGAAAATAACCCTTGAAGAAGCCTTTGCTGTGTTTGAGCAGCATGGGCTTGAAGTGGAAGTGAGAGGTATACAGCAACAACGTGCTGCTGAACCTCTCTCAGCCTTTCTTGAGGGGGGAGGTGAAGAACAAGCACCGCTTGTAGAAGAGGGTAAAAAGACGATGAAAATAACCCTCTTTGCTGCACATACCATCGGTAATGGCGGGGAGATTGTTGTAGAGAACGGTGAGAAGAAAGTTGTCAACAATGGTATAGTGCAATACGGTCCTGGTATTGTCACTGTCCCTACACACCTTGCTACTCACCTCCTTCACCAAGACCTTCTTGCACGGAGAGCAGATGAGCGTATGCTGGAGCAAAGGGTACGTACCTATGTAGTCCATCCAGTACATACAGTAAACGGTACCATTAACGTTGCACGCCACGTCTCTAATGATAACAGCTTTAACCTTTCTGGTTATTTAAGGGACTTAGGGGATAATGGCGGTGCATTTCAAATAGGGTGAGGAAAAGATGCCTATTCGCTTCGCTATCACCAAGGCAACTGCTCAAGGTGAGACAATGGTGGTTGATGTGTGTCAGTGGAATCCTGTGAGTGGGGAGGTGTTACATACCGTTGATGAAATGAATGAAATGGCAGATGAAGCACTCAAGTTGAGTGATGTGCGTCTGCTGGAGATGAATACACGTATCTTAGAGGCTGAGAGCCTAGAAGCATACTGCACCCCTGTAGAATGGGGAAAGATTCTCTCTATCATTGATGTGATGTGTGGAAGGATGAGAGCAGATACGCTGAGGCATAGATGGCAAAGTGCAATTGAAGAGACAGCAGAGTTAGAGGCCGGTCGCTTAGCAGCTATGAATGGTTGGACAAAGAATGATTAGAATACACAATGATAACCTGGGGCGTATCCTCCACTTCACCCTTTTCCAACGTCTCCACACCTTCTGTGTGAAACACACCCCTGAGTTCCCTGCTGATATTGCAGTGAATGGATGGCTTAACCGTCTCTACAGTGGTGATACTACCCTGCACATCCTTGCTGAAGTAGATGAGCAGTATAACATCACAGAGCATGCTTTGCTAGATGTACAAACCTTCTTCAACCAAAAGATCATCTACTGTCATCAGGCACAGCATGATAAGCCATCTATAAGCCACGCTGTTGAGCTTATGGAATACATTGACAAGCTCAAAGCACATGAAGGTGCTGTTGCCTCAGTCTTCAGTATTGCCGATAGTAAGCATGCTAATGCCTTCAAGAAGAGACATGGGTATAAGATACTTCGTACTGTGCTCATAAAGGGTAACGAAGAGGAAGCAAACGATGGGTGACGTAATTGGGGGTATCTTTGGTACAAGTAGTACCACTACACAGCAAGTACAGCCAGACCGTATAGCACAGCTCCTTAACCTTGAACGCTACGGTCAACTAGCAAACCTCTTTGGTGTAGGTTCCCTTAACCAATTTGCAGACATCAACCCAGAGGGTATTTATAATCCCAGCAACTTCTCCACTGATATATCCAGCGTTGCTAGCAATGCAATGCTTGCTAATCAAGGGGTTGATTATAGCAACTTACTGAGCCTTGATGACTACCGTAGGTCATTTGACCCTGTTACCTCTACATATTATGGGGCGAGTGATAGTCTTAACAGAACGACAGGTGATGCACTCCAGGGTGCAGCGGATACTTACGGTCGCAATCGCCAAGACATTAGAAGTCTCTTAGACAGCTCCATTAATCGTAGCTATGGTGACTACAACACAGGTGTAGCAACAGCAGGCCAGACGTATGGACAGGGTAGTGCTGATGTAGGAAGTGCATACAATGCTGCTATAGCGAGAGGTGACTATGATCTTGCACGCACTATCGCCACAGCGGGGCAAGGTGGGGATAGAGCCCTAGGGTTGAATGAAGCCCTTTATCAAAGAGGAAGGGAGGTTAATGAGGGTAACCTTCTCACTTCACTTGGTCTAGCAGGTGCAGATGCACAGCGTTCGTTGAGTACACAAGATGCAAATAGAGCACGTGCTTTAGAGCTTGGGTTAGGTGCAACAGGTAACTACATAGATCAAATTGCTACCCCTCGCCTTAATGCTGCACTTGCATTACAGGGACTTGAAAGCAGCGGTGCTGTCCCTGCAGCTATTGCAAGGGCAACAGCAGAAACAGCGATGCCTTACCTGCAAGGTATAGAAGGTGCATATAGCACTAATCAAGCGAATACGCTTAATAGCTTAATGGGCCTACGGGGTGAGTTGACAGGTAACAGAACAGCCCTCGACAACGCTCTTGCACAAGAGTTGATGCAGTTACAAACTGGTGTTAACACAAATACACAAAACTTACAGACAGGTGCAGCACAAACCGCACAAGAGAGCAATGCTGCCCTTGGTGGACAACGGTTAGGTGCACAGACTGCGCTAGCAGGTAACTACCAGAACAACGTCAACCAACTTGCACAAGCCTTAATGGCAAACAACATCACCCTTGAGCAAGCGGGGATTAGCGCTGAAAGTGCACTTGGGCAACAGTTGATGCAGGTGCAGGGTGCACTGCGTACACAGCAACAGCAGGGGATAACAAGTCTTTCTAACACCTATGGGACAAATCAGGCTAACTTTAATCAATCACTGCCAGGTGCATCACAAGCGATGTCGTTGTTGCCAGGGCAGATGCAAGGCCAGCAAGCACAGTACCTTTCAGGACTACAAGGCATAGCTGACTTCCCCCGTCAATTAAGGGAAGCTGATTATCTTCGCAGGCAAGGTCTCTTCACCACTGCTTACACTGGTATCCCCTACACACCTGGTAGTACTACCTTTGGCGGTACAGCCACTGGTAACATCTTTGACCAACTTGGTGGGACAATACAGAGTGGGTTAAAAGGTGGTGGGAACATTGGAGGGTAGACTACATGCCAACACTCACAGGTAAAATCCTGCATTTTGGTTGGGGTACACCAACACCTGTGCAAATCAAGGCTACAATAACCACCATGACACAGATACCCTTTGATGGTTTAGTTATTGACCTTGATAAGAACATCGGACCTATCAACACCAGTACCAAGTTCAGTTGGCGTATGTGGGGACCAACTGTTATCCTTGAAAACGACTACACCCTTGCTATAGCTGCACTCCAAACAACACCGTTTGGTCGCTTCACTGATAACTTTCTTCGAGTGAACGTCACACCGGGGGTGATAGACTGGTTTGATCCGCAGTTCACAAACGTCTGTACAAATGCACAACTTGCGGCAAGTATTGTGAAAAAATGTACCATGCGGGGTATCTTTTTTGACGTTGAAGCGTATCAAGGGAAGCTCTGGGAATATCCGGCACAAGCACTTGCAAGCTCAAAAAGCTTTGCTGAGTACCAAGCACAAGTAAGGCTCTGTGGAAAGCAATGGATGACAGCTCTTCGTACTGGTTACACTGACTGTAAGGTACTACTCGCCTACGGTTACTACCTTGCACATAGACCACCTATACAAGGCGGCACACTTGCAACATCAAAGAATGGGCTGTTACCTTCTTTTATTGACGGTATGCTTGATGCGTTACCCTTAACGCTACAGTCAACGAACATCCTCTACGATGGGTGGGAGTCAGCGTATGGGTATAAGAGTGAACAAGAATTCATCACTGCATATGATATGATCTATCAAGCGAATACAACACGATGGTATGGGCCAGGGTGTCAGGTGAAGTTTCGTCAGAACTACCGTTGTGCATATGGCCTATGGATTGACTATCGGTCACAGACAACATATGCACCATGGAATGAAACAGACTTCACCAAGAATTACTTCACACCATCAACCTTTGAGCAATCACTCCGTCTAGCACTTCGTTACACCGACCGCTATGTATGGGTATATAATAACATTGACTGGTGGACAGGACATATACCACAGGCATATGTTGATACACTCACAGCAGCAAAGGTTATCTAATGGCTTTCCTTGACTTCCTTAATAGTGGTATAGGTGGAATGCAGCAAGCACAGGGGCCTAATATGAGTGGTGGTGCAGGGGTAGGTGCACCTCAGCCTATAGGGCCGACATATGGACAATTGGGCAATGCTATTGTGCAGTATGGTTCAAAGCCAGGGAGCAGTGCACCTATGGTGAGTGGTGCATTGAATAGAGCGTATGGGCAAGCTTCGTTGCTACCACTTGATCCCAATGCGCCTGCTCAACAAAAGGCCCTGGCCGGTCAAGGAGGAGGGGAAGATAACGATACCCTTGCACAAGTAGCCAAGTACCTCATGGCTATTTTCGGTGGTGTATAATGGCTGAGCTGCGTTCTCTCTACGACACAGATATACAACAGAGACAACCTGATCTCTACACACCAAGAGAGAGTCCTCTTGCAACTATTGACCCTGACAACATAGCACAGAGCAAGCAGCAGCTTCCCACAAGCCCTATTGTTAGCGGTATCGAGGAGAGGTTAAAGGCTGAAGGTAGCAACACCTCTACTCTCTCCCACATTACTGCATGGCTTGGTGCTGCTAAGGGTGACTTTCGGGGTATACAAGCCATTGAGGACTCAAAGAGACGTACTGCACTCGCTAAAAGCATGGTCCCTGAACTCACTAGGGTGAACAAACTCATCCAAACAGGTGAGTGGGAAAAGGCTTCTGAATACGTCAACGAACTTGCTGGTAGCTATGGCACACGTGCTGAGTACCTTGTCCCTTACTTCCAACAGATGCAAGCTGATATTAAGAAGAAACAAGAAGGGTGGCAGAACCTTAAAAGCCTTCACAACTTCCTCCAAGAATCGGGGGAGATGACAGAGGATAACATTAACTACCCTGTTTTCAAAGCACTCGGTAAAGCTATAGAGAACAGAGATTACCTCAGTGAAACAAACTTACAAGGTATAATGACACGATATGGTTCACCACACACCCAACTCATTGACGGTAGAGTAACACAGACTTCTTTACTCTCCGGTAAGACAAAAACAGAAACTCTCCCCCAAGTATGGAAAGCAAGTGATCTTGACACCTACACAGGTATAAAAGCTGCTGCTGCAGGGGGTATGACTATCAAGGATATGACAGATTTAATGAACGGTCGCACTGTGAAGAGGGAAGATGGTACTGTTGTTGAGCCAAACTCAAGAGAAGCGCAGCTCATTAAAGCACACTACGTGAGTTTACAGCCACAAGAAGCACGGTTGAAGATTATGCAAAGGGTTAATCTTGAACCCGCACTCTATGCACAGCTTCTCAATCAAGGTGTCTCACCTGAGAGCATTGCTCTAGGTGAATATGGGAAGAGTGGTTCAACAATGCAAGAGGCTCTTACAGGACAGTCACAACGATTAGCACAACAAACCGCAGATGTCCAAAGAGCTGTAACCGAAAGCAATCCTGTTCAAGCCGCACAATCAGGGTTTGTCACCATTGGTATTGATCCTAAAGATGCTGCCACTTTCCTCAAACCGCAACAGCCTATGCCACTCGCTGAGGTGAAGAAGAGTGGGAAGAGAGTGGGTGTCTTTGATAAAGCTGTCTACGATAAACAAGTCGTCCCTGCTTTTAGTGGGATACAAACCCTTGACACCATCCCTGAGATACTCAAGATAAACCCCATTGAGACAAAAGGTGACGTGCTTGAACAAGGTGTCAACCAAATGTTAAGCCGTTTCCTTGGCTACCCTGTTACAAAAAATGCTGAGATACGTCAAGAAGTACGCACCAGGTTAAACCGCGCTATCGAACAAGCTGAGAACATCATCGTCAGTATGAGCGGTGCAAGTGGACATGATGATAAAGACATTGCAACGTGGAAAGCATTTGCTACTGGTGACTTTAGAACTAATGCTGAAGTGTTAAAGGCTGTTGATGAGATACGCAACAGACTTAACCAAGTGCTTGATAGGGCAGTGTCAACGACTATACCCAAGCCAAGTGAGAAGAAAGCAGCTAAAAGCCCTGTAAGTGCTATCGCACCACTTATCCCCTCTGCTAAGGGGCAGGTGACAAGGCAACCATATAACAATGATGGCTCCATTTCTCTCCCCGAAGTTGACCCTGAGATTGCAAAGATGGTGATGGACCGTGCAATGAAGGGCGGTAAAGATAGGGGAGTAACAATACGAATCCCCGATAAGAGTAAAGGTGGAGCATCTACTATAGAAGAAACACCGACACAGCCTGTGCCATTTCAACCTTCTACTCCTCCTATCCCCTCAGCACAGGATAGGGTAAAAATGGGGATTGAACAGAAAAGAATGCGGAGGATGAGATAATGGCAGAGCAACAAGAACCACAGGAAATGTATGTTGAAACCATTGATGCAGCGGGGAAGCCTATCACCCTTTTCTCAGCAACGGATAAGATAAGAACTGCGTCAGAGTTTGCTGATGCGCTTGATAGGTATGATAAAAAGGAAGCTACACCAGGCTTTCTTGTCCTGCCAGGGGGGAGCTTTCAAGAAAAAGCAAGGAGAGGTTTTGAGGAAGGCCCAGGAAGGTTTGCTAGAGAAACACTCCCTGCTGTCGGTGAAACCATCGGCGGCTTTGCTGCATTATCCCCCATTATGACGCTTCTACAAAAGGCTGGTATCATCAGCCCTAAGACAGCAAATGCACCTGTACAAGTTGGTAGAGCAGCGGGGAAAGCTACAGGACAATTCATAGGTGAACAGTTCGACACCCCTACTGAAGCAGGTATGCTCGCCAGTACTGGTGCTGTTGCACCTTTTCTCCCTGTTACAACAAGTGCAGCAAACACCCTGCTCAAACTCCCCTTAATCGGTAACGCTCTCGCTACCGGTGCTGCTGGCCTTGCTGGTACAACTGCTATGCGTGCAGCAACAGGTGAAGAACTCAACCCCGCAAGGGCTGTAAAAGACTTCCTTATCCCCGCTGTCGCTGGTACAGCACAAGGGCTTGTTTCCCATTGGATCACAAAATACATCACTAACAAAAATGGCCCTGAGAGAGTAGCAAAGGGTATCATAGACACTTTCAAAACAAAACACCCTCAGATGAGTGCTTTTGACAACGTGTTAGACATTGCTACCTCTTCTGCTGATGATGTTGCTACGTTGACACAACAGATGAGTAAAGGATTAAGGGAAAACAGTCAAGACTACATCGACACTATAATCCCAGAACTACAGAGTATTGTACCTACACGTCTTACTGTTGGACAGCAGAATGAAATACGTGGTGAGTTAAGAGGCTTCATACGTCTACAAAATAAGCAATTAGATAACATTGATAATGCAAAGTTATATGAAGAAGTCGGAAAGGAGTTGACAGCGAAGACAGGGGAAATAGCAAGTAAAATGCGGGAGTACTTTCCTAAGGTGAAGAATATCAACCCCACTATCCTCCGTGCAGAGGGTGTATTAAACACCTTCAGGCAAGAGGCAAGTAAGTTTGACGAAGCAGCACTTGTGCTCCACTACCTCAGGGAGAGTGGTGCTGCTGAAGGGTTAGACTTCAACAAGTTTGCACAGCTTATTAGGGGGAAGTATCAAGAGAACCCAGGGAGTATGTTAGATCAAGTGAGTAGAATACTAACGCAAGGGGGAAGACCACTTACAGCGTTGCCAAGGGTTGAAGCACCGCAAAGAGCACCACAAGGAGCAATGGAGAAGGCAGCAGATTACATGATGGGGAAGCTTGGCCCTATTGGTAAAGCTCTCACCTTAAGAGATACCCCGTCAGATATGCCCTGGCCTAAACCCGGTCAAAGAATTACAATCGCTCCAGGGAAAACAGTAACAGGTCGGGGTGGAATACCGCTACAACCTCTTGTCAACTTCGGTATTCAAGAAAGCGGTCAGCAAGCCCTACGATCCTTTGACAAGTCGAGAGCACAATGATATTCTTCCTTATCTTTTCCCTTATTATAATAATCACAGCCTTCTCCGCAGCGGAAGGTGGTAAGCCTTTTATCATCCTCTTACTTACCCTTTCAACCTTTATCTTTATCCTTTACCTCATAGGCACCTTTCACAGCCAAATACCAACTGTTAAAAACTATCACTACTGAGGCACCTATGTCCCTTGTACGAGAGCAAGGCTCTGAGATTATCACACAATTCAACGTACCCATAAGAGGTACATGGAAGAACATAGCTGCACACACTGTACCTGTTGATGCACTGTATGATAGTCTCAATGTGTTTATAAGGGAGGGTAAGCTGCGTAACAGACCAGGGCTAGTCCTCTTTGATGACACTATTTTCCTTGAACCTGTCCTTGGCGGTAACATGGTTGTCACACCAGAGGAAAAGGTTGTCCTCGCTATCACAAGGAACAGAATATACCAACTCAGCGATGTCACGAATGAGTGGTCTACTCTAAACATAAATGAAACAGGTATAACCTTTGCCCCTAGTGATAACAGTGTTATTGATATGTGCTTTATGGAAACAAGTGGTGACTACGTTGCTATCATTGCACAGGGGAATAATGTACTGAAGAAATGGGTAGATGCACCACGCACTGTGTCAACACTGATAGGGACGAATATACCGAGAGCGGTAAGTGTTTGTGTATCGGCCTCTCGCATTGTTGCACTCGTTGCACCGCATACAGTAGTGTGGTCTAATGTACTTAACCCCGCAGTCTTTGATGCACTTGCTTATGCGAAGAGGGCGCAGAGTGGGGATAAAGGGATATGTGTACGTTCCTTGAGTGCACTCTCCTTTGTCCTTTATAAAGAAAGAAGCATACACACAGCAAGAGCGCAAGCGGGGTTAGATGAAGGTGCAGCATTCTCCTTCAGTGAACCGCTCTACGTTGATGGACCTGCAGGGGTATATGCAATCACAACAGTGAATGGTGCACATATCTACATGACACATAATGGAAGGGTAGCAACCTTTGATGGTTCAAGCTACCCTAAGTGGATAGCCGATGGTCTCTGGCTTTTCCTTCAAGATGACATCCAGCCAGGTCTTGCACACTTGATACGTGCTATCTACGACTACCGCCTTCACACGATCACCTTCTTTTACCCTAAGAAAGGGCATGGCCCAGGGTTAAAGGGAATGGTGCTCATCAACCTCCCCTTTGAGGGACAAGATATTGCTGAGGCATTGACCACAAGAGCCTTTCTTGGCCTCTGCAACAAAGGTATCAGCCATGCCAATGAGAAGCGGTGGGATAGCCAGGATACCGTCGATCGCTCCCTTCTCTACAACATCCCTGAAGACAGCCAAGATCGCTCAAATGCCTTCCTCTTCTCTGAGAGAGTAAGCACAGATGACGGTATGTCATACGCATGCTCCTTCCAAACTGGCCTCCAAGCCATGCCTGATGCAAGGCATACAAAAGTAACAGTAGAAACCTTTGTTGAACGCGGTCAACGCTATGGCTCTATGCTTATTGAACCTGTTGTGAGTGACACACTTGAAACACCAAGCGGTACCGTCCCTGATGTCAGCGGACAGCATATCAACCTTGAGTATAACCCCATAAACGAATACATAGGCTTCAACACAATAGTTCGTTTCTTTGGCCTCCGCTACACATGGAGCAGTGATAACACCGTCCGTTATAGTGGTGCTGTCCTTTACTCGTCATCTAGTAAAAGGAAGCAGTAATGCTTACATTTCTCTCTGAATATATACGTTTAGAATATTATAGACTATTAAACTTAGAGGAAAGAGGTATCTTTGAAAAGGGTACGGCAGATAAATTCTTATTAAGTATGCAAAGGAACCGATAATGCCCACACTCATAGGTCCACCAATGCAACCACCTAACCCCCCTCTCTTAACGGGTAGGATTGAAGATGATATAAAGATCATCATGGGTTATATCAATGACCTTGTATCATTCCTCTATGAATACCGCCCAACAGTAGAGGCACCTTAATATGCCTAATCGTTATTGCCGTGATGAGTTGATAAATGTCATGATAGGTATGGTGCAGTTGTCTAATCTTGAAACGCATGATGCACCGCACGGTGTAGTACAACAACATGCCTTCAGCATTCAATGGCTTCAAGACATCCTTGACTTCTGGTTTCATATGGTCCCCTTTAGTGCAACAGTGAAGCATGTACCCTTAACCTGCACAGCTAATAATGAAATACTCATTATGCCTGCTGATTTTATCCTTGACGTGAGGAATGGCTTGGAAGTACAAACCATACCAGGCGATGAGTACTCATACGATAGATCACGGAGAGCACCTCTACAAAAGTTTATCAATAGAAGGCTAGTCAATCAAAATGCACGTAATGTAAAATACCCCGAGTGGTATTGTGTTGTTGGGGATGATGGGGTGATAACGACGCAGTACCAAACTATGAAAGTTAGCCCTATCCCTACTATTGCAACACAGTGTATGCTGTGGTATTATAGCCTTCCACCGAGGATAGAAGCGAATCAGAAGCCAAAGTTCCCTAACGATCAAGTATGCTTAGATTACTTAAGACTGCGTGCGTTAGAGTGGGCAGGTATCTATGAGCCAGGGACAGCACATAAGTACAGCATGAAAGTCGTTGCTGATATGAAGGCAGCAGGACTCATGAATGAGCCAGAGGATGATGAGATACCACTAGATGAACAAGTGCATCGTAGGGTAGGTCGAGGGGGTGGTAACAGAAATAACTGGATGGGGAGGCAGTAATGAGGATGCAGGATGGATGTTATATACCTGTACATATAAAGAAAAGAAGTTGGTTATCATTTCAAATCAGACGACCAAAACTTATCTATAATCTCTACTTACAATTAAAGCAGTGTAACTTTACAAAGCAACCGAGCTTTATACAAATGCTCAAAGCACTGTGGTTATCTACACGATATATGGGGTAGACAATGCCCACTACAGCAGTCCTTGATATCAACGTGTTTGATTTTGCCTTTGATGTTGTTGACATCATACCGTCTCTCCTTAAAGTAGTGGTAGAGCGTGAATACAGAGCTATTGCTGCTGGACAAGCTGTTGAGACGGTTATCCACCTTATTGACAACATCACCACTCCAGGTAGACAGTTCCCCTTTACCCCTACTGTCCCACCCACTATAGAAATATACAGTCCCACTGACACCGTTATCCTGGCTGCTACAGCTATGAGACAAGTAGGGGATGGTATCTTCACCTACAGTCACCAGACAACAACAGGCTATGCTGTCGGCCCTTACAGTTCCATTTTCAGATGCACTAATGGTGATAAAACAATGGTGACTAAAAAACACACAACCTTTGTTATCAAATAGGAGTAAAGAATGGCTGAGATAATCACACATTCATTTGTATCCGCAAAGACACAAAGCCCTGACACTACCCTTGTCAGTAAAAATGAATGGAATGATGGGCATGTCTTATCAGGGGGAGCAAATGGGCAGATTTTAGTATACGATAACACCCAAGATAATAACATGAAATGGGTAGATGGAGCTAATTCCTACACAGGTGGAGCAAGTACAGGTGCAGTTGCTTCCCCGCTAAACACAGCAACACTCGTTACAATAATCGCGGCAAGTAATAGTATTGTTCAACTAAACCCTGACCTAGCCTGTACAACATCAGGTGGTGCAGTTTATACTTTAGACATCAAGTTGAATGGATCAACTATTCTAACCATTAGTAACATCGCATCAGGTGTACAGTTTACTTACCCTTACTCCTTCGCCATCACACCAGGTACATATACACTAAGTGCTACCTTGACAGCATCAGCGGGTACATTCACATCAACAGCGATTAACTTCAGAGTTTTCACCATAGGTAAAATATAATGGCGATTCTTTTAACGAAAACATTACAAACTGTAATGTATAATCTTTACATTAAGACAGAGTTGAATATAGTTGAACAGGATAACAGGTTGTATTTAATACAGAACATATATCAAAGCAAAGGGCATTTTGATGATGATTTTTTACCGATAATAAGGAGAAGGTTTAATACAGCAAATCCGAATATTATCCGTATAGTGAGGTCGTTGATGAGGGAGGATTTTCCCTCTGCTGTATTAGCGGTGGAGACATTCCTTGTACAAAACGTGGCGTATTATCAAGGGGGGAGTGTGGAGAATGGGATAACGTAGTTATGCATATACTTTGATACCTGCAGTCATCACCAACGAGCGTCCTTCATAGGTAATAGGTCGCTCAATAAGTGATGATAGATGTTCTTTAAATTCTATAACCTGTTGTACTGGATCACTACCAAAGAAATCCCTCAATACTATTTTTTTAAATGCTAACTTATCGCCGTCATGGGCGTTGTGTAGTAGTCGAACGTAGTTACCGTATCGATCCTCAATAATATTCAACGTCTCATTGTTATAGTCACTCACAGTACCGCTTATCATATGGCTGAAGCCTTCTCTGCCTGTTTCAGCACTACTGTCAAAGAAGATACGCCTAAAGCCATAAAGAGATCGAGCAACTCTTTCCCTTCTGATTGAAGCCATAATTGCCAGCTTTCTCTTCCACGCACCCCCTTTAGATGCAATATACCGTTTGGCAAGACGCTCAAGGTCTTTATAATCAACTCCATATTGTTCTACTCCGTTGATACGATGCACAAACTTATACGACTCAGTATACTTTGCACCATGATTAAAGTTCTTTGCTAAGACCCGTTGCTTTGTATCCTTTCCTTGCCAGTTATAACGAGTACGCCATTCACTATCCTCCGCTGAAGTGTGAGGGTTCTTGAGGTTAGATGGATAGTCCATGTTAAAAATATTACAACAGGTAATTGTATGAAGGTCAAACCCTTCACTGTGAGCAGTGATAGCTTGCTCATCATTAACGATAAGATCATGTATCTTCCCCTCTATGTTGTCATGGTCCCATGTTATGAGGATTTCATCATTGTCAGGGAGGAGAATATCACGGATTGACCAGCACTCATCTGTCCACTCATGTTCACTACGAGGGCACTCTTGATTCACACACGCTCTAGGCCAGTTTGTTATCCACGTTGACCATCTCCCACTTGTCTGCGTTGGTAAGTGGTGGAGGTAGAGGCGTTTCACCCCTACCAGTTTATTAACCGTACCAGTTAACAGCTTACTGTCTTCACTGTATGCCAGCCTAAGCTGCGCCAGTTCTATCTGCTTAGATGTACTCTTAGGGTTAGCAATAATCTTGCGGAGGGTATCCCTAGCAAGACTTTCCTCTACTGCTGCTTTATAAGGCATCTCTCAACAATCCCTCCTACAACCACACCTTCTATCTAAACTCCCACACCATACACAGAATGTATCAATAACATCTAACCTATCGCTATCCCTCTTAAAAGAAGACATTATACCCTTAACAACATACTTCACAAACTCTAAATCTTCATCGTCGATAGGGAGGGTTATAGTTATTGCTTGCATTACTACACCCCACATACAGCAAAAGCTAGTTGATACTTCTCATTGTAATAAAGCACCTTAGCACCACTGTGGAGTGGATTTTCTTTTATCCTATCCAATAAATCTTGATCTTCCCTCACACTATAATGCTCTATAGATACCATACTATCAATCACATCGTAGAGAATAACTGTTATCACTTTAGCCATATAGTTCCTCAACCCTTACTGTAAGTTTCCTATGGTAGTTAAACGGTATATGATGCCTATCACCACAGAAGTAATCCCCTACAGCAGAGTGTATCACTGTACCGCGCTTGTACTTACCTTCAGTAACTCTACTTAGTTCATCATGTATCGCTTCATTTAATGAGCGTAAGGAACCGTTCCAGCATATGTTTATTTCAACCTCCATACAATTCTTCCCTCATCCTTTTACTCCCCCCTAGCTTAAAGGTACTATCCCCTGTTATCTCTTGTGCTCTTTTTTCATACTCTTGTAGACGTTCAATTAATATCCACTTCACATCGTCAAGGCGAGAGGTGTCAAGCAGTGCTCCACTTTGTTGAGCTTTGTCAATGATAGGTATAAGGGGTAAGCGGTACTTTTGATACACCGCCCAACTTAATCTATCCCTCTTAAACTCAGGGATGAAGTACCCCCTCCACTCTTGCATAGGCTCATAGCTGTCAAAAGCGCTGTACGCTTCGGGTTCATCCTCTGGTAGGTGTTTATACCTATTCAGTGTACCATAAATGCTGTTGATGTAATTAAGAGAGTGCGGCTCACCAGGCCACAGCACAGAATGTGCAAGCATCAAATCCTCAACCTTCACAGCACGCATATCCACCAAATTAGACAGATAAGCAACATCAGCAAGAGCGTTTTGTATGAGGACAGTTGATCCCTGTCGTACAGGAATAACATTATCACCCCCACTATCATGCTCAACACAGTAGAGATTATAAGCTGAGTCACACATACTCCATCGGTATAACTCCTTTGTGTCGGGGTTGTACTCTGTATCGAAGGAGGAATAAGCAGGCCAGTTTTGAGGTGCATTGCTACTCCACTGAGGTGGAGGTAAAGGCCACTCACCTCTCAACAACATACCTAACTTATGGAAGTCTTGATAGGTAGCGTGTGTGTACTTCTTATTATCACCGTAGTTGAGTGCAGCAATGTGCATGGTGAAAAAGACTACCCTTTTATCCTCCAACAAAGAATGATAGCGAGAGGTATCAACAGTCCTGATAGTGCTGTAATCCCCCACTTCAACTCCATACCCTCTCCAACTTTCAAGTACCCCCTGTTTCTTCTTATACTCATCTTGATCTTTAGCAAGGCCAGTCATTTGAAACATAGCATGTCTACCCATTGTCACTACAACTTGTACGCTATCAGGGATGTGAAGGTGTGTTGCTTTGCAATGGCGCAGTGCTTTAACTATATCACTCTTTGTCTTATCATTATCCAAGCGCATACCTGCACTGATCGTGGGTAAATCATCAGCTTCTGCCTGCTGCATACCCTTTACACCAGCAGCCTTCATAGCAAGGGCTGGTCTACAACGGATGGCATTCCCTACTGACACTTCACTACGCTTCAAACCGCTCTCAGGGAGGAACTTTTTGTTGAAGTCTTGTCCCGTCTTGCCTATAAGTGGCTGTGACTCCACATCCTTAAACTCATCACTATACACCCCCTTCCCACTAAACCTCCTTCTCACTAACTCCTTCCCTTCAGCTTCATTCCTTCCTGGGTTTTGAGCAAGAAAAAAAACCTTGCTGCCAGGTACAATATAATCAGGTGTATAGCTGTTAGCAGGATCAAAGCGATAAACATAGAAAGGGCACCCTTCACAGCTACTTGGTAGCATCATCGCGTTCATTCCCCATAATCCAAGTTACCCCATACCAATGTCCTATTTCACCTCTTGCAAACAGTGCAGCCCTTCTCTTTCTCCTGTAAATCCTGTTCCACTTTATACACTTCTTTACCCAACTCATATCCACCTCAATACAACGGTATAGGGTTAGCCTCTATAATCGTTCTTGCCTGTGTATCCCACTCAAGAATCATATTGCACTCTCTGAATATAGTATAACAAACTTCAAAGCACTCTTTGCTGCAAGCAGAGACAGAAAGGTTATATGCTTCATCCTTCCCCTTCCTCACCCCACAAGCAGCACATTTGAATGTCACTATCTCATTTACTTGAGGTCGTAGTGTATAATGACTCATCTTTTATCCTACTTAACCGAGCCTTTTAGCTCTAGTGTCCTGTACGCCGCTACTATCTCCCACGCTTCCCTTGTCTTTTCTGCCAAGTTTGACCATGTCTTTACTCCTTTGTAGTATGCTTCTTCTGGGCTACCGTAGTATGAAGTGAGCCATATCTCATACGCTTCTAACCCGTTCATCGCTTTATCTCCATTAGTGTTAACTTTGAAACACCCTCACCTCTCCACAGGCTGAGTTGCACAGCCTTTCACTGTAGTCATCCTCATACGAGATAGAGAGGGGAAACCGTAACTCTATCACTAGCGGTATGAGGTACAGATTACATCACTCATGAAGGAGAGGTGAGGTGGTGTTAGTTACCTACCGCTGCCGTACAGTACGCTCAACCTTCCGCTTCAAGTCAACCACCACAGGGCTATTATCCCCCTTCATCGTACGGATGATATAATCATCTTCAGCAAGAAAGTAGACCAACTTGCGGATAGTAGGCCGTTCTTCTTTGACAGCAAAGTAGAGGTCTTTGGCTCGTAGCCATAACTTTGTTGCCATATCAATCTTAGTAGGATCATCAGCTTTGAAGCGAGCATCAGGAGAGCAACGGAGGAATAACTTAGGTGTATACACATGCTCTCCTACCGTTCTACTCTCCACTTCAACGGTGAAGGAGAATATAGTCCTCCCTGCAGGATCAACGTCATCAGGGGCGTTGTCATTACTATACACCCTCTTCTCAAACTCACACCGCCCACTCTTAAACCAATCCCCTGCTGGAGGATCAATAGCAGCCCTCAACCGCTCATCCCTTGCTTCATCCATCCCCTTCTCGTCAAGTTCCTCTAACGACATACCCCCCACTATAGACGTATTCCCATTACTACTTGCACTTGTGTAAGCTGGCTTCGTTGCACTGTCATCCATCTCTTCAGGGATGTCATCAATGTCATCGTTATCTTCACTGCCTTTGGGGTTCACATTATTCCTGTTAGCCATTAGCTTTATCCTTTTCGCTTTGATTACGTTTTGTCAGTTCATCATAAAGCAGCTTTAACTTCTTCTCACTAAACTTCAGTTCAGCCAAACTTACAGCTATAGTCCTCTCCTCTGATGCTATCACAGCTTTTATATCCGCTAAAGTTAACTCACCCATCGACATGCTCACGAGCTTTGTCCCTTTCTTTATATATCTCAGCCTCAATCAACGCTACCATCTGATGCGCTGCATTCTTCACAGCCACATCATCACTTCTCTCTGCCACATTCATCCAATGTTCGAGTTCAACTGTCAACTCTTGAATAGTCAAAACCATCACACCCTCTTCATCAAGTTCTGCAAAGCAGGCCATGTTTGATGTATCCAAGGGGCCTTCTCCATAGCCCTTGTCACCTTTAACCCCTTTATCCCCACACCCATTACTTCATCTCTTGGCAGGAACTGCCAGACGTGGTGGAGTTCGCTGTCATTACTCTTCTCACAACTCCCATGAATACAACGTACTCTCAGCTTGGCTGATACCCTCACATCAAAGCGAGAGACAACATTGGTTGCCATATTCCCAGGGAGGTAAGGCCAGAGGTATCGTGTCGCTTCCATCCCTCCAGCCCTTTCACTATCTGTCTTAGCTGCTTGCCAGTCTTCTAACACAGTCACACCAATGAAAGGTATCTCACTTGCGTAGAAGGCAGCAAGGTACTGTCCAAACGAAGTGTGCCCTTGACTGTAAAAGCGTGCGCCTCTATACGGATCAACCTTCCCTTTTGTGCTGTCCCAATTCAACTCTTCACCTGCTAAGTATTGCCCCCCTGTAATGATGTTAAAGTTGTGGTGATACAAGTGGTGGATACCGTCAATAAACAACTTATCAGGTTTATTCTTCCTTACCTCCTTGTATGTCTCGTTAAAGTCATGCACAGCTTGTTCACTCCACTCTACACTGTGCATATCATCTTCACTGTCCATTACACTGTAGTAGCTGCTAATGGTATCACTATCCTCTGGTAGTGACCTTACCCCTGTCTCCCCTGGACAGACAATGATAACAAGTGACTTCCCTTCCTCTGCAAAGGTTTGTATACTATGTGTCTTACCGCTGTTAGAGAAGCCACTTATGAGTAGGCGAAGCTTGGTGAACTCCCCTGTACCCCTTTTAACCATTGGCATCTTTATCCCTTTTCACTTTCAACTTTTACCCGCCTTTTTACATACTCTTCAACAAGCCTTTGTATCTTCACCTCCCTTGACGGTTCAATATATGAATTGTATATATACCCCGCTTTGTGCATCTCCACATCAAGCATAGTATCACTCATACTCCCATAAAACTTCTTCGCTGCCGTCTCTGCTGCTCTCGCCTTATACGCTTGCCTTTGCGCTGTTGTTATAGAGCCATTCACCCTTAACAGTATCTTCTGTGCATTCTGTACATGCTTATCAATCCACTCAAGATGGGTGAGTATCTTCTCACTCTCATAGAGAAGTGTTTTCACACCGTAACGGTCAATGTTCTCCTTGAGGTAGTTAACAAACTGCGCCGTCTCATCATGAGAGTAAAAGTCAGGGAGCTCTACTCTCTTTTGTCTCTTCGTTGTGACTGCTGTGCTGCTTTTATCCACGGTCTGTTGTGCTCCTTTCATATAGAGAGTATACTCCCTCTGTGAGAATACGTCAATATCAAAATGGAAAAAAATGGAGGAAAAATACAGTGAGTGGAAACGGCGGATACAGCTTGAAAATGAGGCAGCTAGGAAAGCCAGAATACAGGCTTATGAAGGCACTGCTTGAACGCTACCAGCTGAGAGACAGCGCAGAGCTGTTCAGCGTTGCCCTGTCTCTCATGTACGAGGTCTCCCTGTACAAGCATGGGGAGGGGGAGAAGTGGATTGCACAGGTCATTGACACGCTCTCCTCCACTCCTGAGAGCCACCGTACCTACGATACGCACACACCCCTAGAAAACTGATCGCTACGCTCAGTGGGAGAGTGAGGCCCCATGGCTGGGCCTCCCCCTTCGGGGTTCACAGAGTGTATTACTGAAACGCAAAGTCGTCAAGGTAATTCTGCAGAGCACGATGCACCACTAACGACGTAGAGCACCTCTCTACTATGAATGAAATTCATCAATAACTTTTTACTAGTTCTCCTGTTAGGACTAAAAATGAGTAATGGATGTTTGATAGATTTTATCTATAAGGTTTGTAAGGTGTTGAAAAGGAAGGAGAAAAAAGTTTCAGTGGTGCTGTGTTTTACGCCTGTTTCAACCCGCCGGTGGCTCGGATATGCCTACGGCGTTCGGCCCTTTTAGAACAAGCTCTCAAAGGCTCCACAATGGCTCACGTTGCCTTTGAGTAACAGTGACTCTCCCTGTAAGTGACCTGGCCTGTAAGTGACCTGGGGGTAATCTGGACAGCTAATAGCCAGAAAGTCACCGTGCTATACAATTTGCTGGTATCCCCCTTGACCTTTTAGAGGGGTTGAGGGGGGAGTGTGATATGACAAAAAATGATAGCTCCTTCACATCATACCAGTTCAAATCAACCTCTCTCACTTTGACATACTTCTACTCCATCCATTCTACTCCACCCTATCTCTACCTTTCCATTCTATTATTAACTCTACTATCTTACCTCACTGTAATACTCACTGATATACTTCTATTCTATCTACTTTACTCCACTTTATATCTCTCTATTCTATTATTGACTTGACTATCTTATTTCAATCTAGTTCACTTCGCACCTACTACTATGCTCAACCCTTTGTATATAATGTGGTGTAATTGCAAAGATTGTGCCATCTCTACTGTTTTACCCTCATCGCAGTAAAATAAAAATAATATGAACTTTTCTTCATTTCCCCCATTTTTCCCCTTTACAAACATCTCAAGAACTCCTATATTTCTATCATCCACTCTGGATAACAGAGATGGCGGTTGGAGCTTCCGAGAGG